GCAGATTCAAGAAGCGGATGGCTACCGAGCAATATCAGGCCTCTTACATTAGCATTCCTTACAATATCTTTTGTTATTGGTTGGGCTTATCAGCTAGAAGAGCTTTCTGTGGTAAAGGAACTTTTATTTGTAGTTTTTGCGGGATATTTTGGTGGGCGCTCGTACGAGAAGGTAATGGGCAATAATAAGCATAGGTAAATAATTCATATCTTTGTATTTTACTTAAATACAATACAATGGATATAAGAAAAATATCAATAGGTCCAGACTATAAGTCTAGTGCAATGCACTACTTAGTTGGGCAAGAGATTTTAGGGGGTAAATACTTTATACACTTAATAAAGCACGACCCTGGAACTAGCACTATAAAAGTATGGATACAAAAAGAAGACGAAATTCTTTTATGGAAAGAGTTTAATTCGACTATGCCTGTATCTATAGAGTATAACATAAATTTTTAATGAGGTCGCCTTTTTTCTTTATCGTTAAACCTTTAGAAGGTAGGCGATATAATAATACAAAAAAGTTATCTGGATTAGATTTCATTACAAGTACATCAGAGGAAAACCATGCTGCATCTAATAGAATAGGTATAGTTGAATCTACTCCTATTGACTATAATGGCCCTATAAAAAAGGGAGATAAATTATTAGTTCACCACAATGTTTTTAAATATTACAATGACATGAGGGGGCGTCAAAGAAGCGGTAGAAGTTTCTTTAAAGATGATTTGTTTTTTATTGAAAACGATCAATTCTATATGTACAAACAAGATGACCAATGGCACTGTCATGATAGGTATTGCTTTATTAAGCCAGTTGCTAAGGAAGATTTCTTTTTGTATAAAAATTTTAAGAACGAGCCTTTAGTTGGGCTGGTTAAATATGCAAATAATTATTTAAAATCTCAAGGAGTTAATAATGGAGATAAGATTACCTTTAAACCTGAAAGCGAATACGAGTTTGAAGTGGATGGTGAAAAGCTATATAGAATGTATGATCATCAGATAACCATGGTATTATGAATATTTTTTCTTTAGATAATGTAATAAAAGATCCAGATTTATATGTTGACGATATATTAAAAGAAGGATTTATAGATGTTCCTGATGGAGATAAAGTATTTAAAGGGATACAGCCTAGAAAAGATGATGAACTTCAAAAGTTTATAGAATTTTTGTTTCCTGAGTACACTGTGGTTTATAATTTTGTTAGGCAGTCTAGCTTAAATCAAGTTGAACCTAACTTTATTCATACAGATGAAATGATGGGAGATAAAACCATTCTTTTATACTTAAATAAAGTCTTTCCAAAAGGAGCTGGAACTACTCTATATAAAGAAGAAACTCCTGTATGTATAGCTTATTCAGATTATAATAGACTTGTTGTTTTTGACTCAATTACCCCTCATTCAAGAAATATATTTGAAAATTTTGGAAAGGGTAAAGACTCTAGATTGGTTCAAGTAATGTTTATAAAAAAAAATAATGTCTAAAAAAGCAATATATGACTGGAATAGTTTGTTAAAAGAAAACAATATAGACGCAGAGGCCTTAGATAATTACATAAGGAGTAAGGAGTTTGAGTTAGTTGCGGGAAAAGTGGTTGATGATAAAAATAAAAACTATATAATTGGGGAGTCTAAGATTCAAGGTGTTGGAGTTTTTGCGGAAAAATTAATAAAAAAAAAAGAATTGATAGGGTTTTGCACTAAAGACAATACAAGAACTTATTTAGGCAGGTACACAAATCATAACCCTGATTACAATGTTAAGTTTCTATATATAAAAGGTAGCTCTGATACAGTAGCTTTAGCTTTTAAGGATATAAAAAAAGGAGAAGAGATAGTCGCTGATTATAGAAACCATACCTTTAACAAGGAGTTTTATAATAAATAAATTAAATGAAATCGGACGAATTAAAAATACAGATAATAAGCGCTGGTAGAAAAGCTGTTGAGCAGCTTATAAAAGTTGCGAGAGAAGATATAATTAAGCATGATCCAGAAGATGAACTTGCCGCAGATAGATTAAAAAATGCTGCTGCTACTAAGAAGCTGGCTATTTTTGATGCTTTTGATATTTTAAATAAAATTGATGCAGAACAAGATCATTTAGATTTGTCTGCAAATACAGGAACGCCTAAAACAAAACAAGGTTTTGCAGAAAGAAGATCAAAATAAAATATATTACACAGTAAAGGATTGGATACCAAGGGGAGTGTTTAAAAAAAAGAACACTTCTAAAACTTGGGTTTACGGATATAATGAAAAGTATAATGTCGTAGTTATATCTAAGACTGGGGAAATAGGTGAAATTATATGTATAAATAATTTATATATTGCTTTACCTAAACAGCCAAAAGAGCTTTACAGTAGGAGTGATAAGAAACATTTACAGCATTGGGAGCGAGAAGAGTTGCCTTCTGATTTAACTAGAATACATTCTATATTTCAATGGAATGAAATGCCTGATAACTTTAAGGCTAATTGGGTTGATTACATTGAGGGAGAGTTTGATAAAAGAGAATTAGGTTTTTGGTTTTATAACAACGGAATTCCTATATATATTACAGGGTCTCATTATATGTATCTTCAGTGGACTAGTATTGATATAGGGTATCCTGACTTTAGAGAGGCTAATAGAGTTTTCTTTTTATATTGGGAAGCTTGTAAGGCTGATAATCGTTGTTTTGGTATGGATTATTTAAAAATAAGACGTTCAGGTTTTTCGTTTATGGGTTCTTCGGAATGCGTCAATACTGGATCTTTAGCTAAAGATGCTAGGGTGGGGATACTATCTAAAACAGGATCAGACGCAAAGAAGATGTTTACTGACAAAGTAGTTCCTATTTCTACTAGACTTCCTTTTTTCTTTAAGCCTATTCAGGATGGTATGGATAAGCCTAAAACAGAATTAGCATTTAGGATTCCTGCATCAAAGATTACAAAAAAAAATATGTATGATACGGTAAACGATGAGCTTTATGGTTTAGACACCACTATTGACTGGAAGAATACAGATGATAACTCTTATGATGGGGAGAAGTTACTTTTGTTGGTTCATGATGAAAGTGGAAAATGGATAAAGCCTAATAATATTTTAAATAACTGGAGGGTAACAAAGACTTGTTTAAGGCTGGGTAGTAAAATTATTGGTAAATGTTTAATGGGGTCTACATCAAATGCTTTGAGTAAAGGTGGCGAAAATTTTAAGAAATTATACGAGGACTCTAACCCTAAAGACCGTAATGCCAATGGTCAAACTAAAAGCGGAATGTATTCATTGTTTATTCCTATGGAATGGAATATGGAAGGCTTCATAGATATTTACGGAATGCCTGTATTCTATAAACCTACAAAGCCGATTTTAGGTGTTGATAGGGAGAGTATTAAAAATGGGGCTATAGATTATTGGGAAGCTGAAGTTGAATCATTAAAGAAAGATGCTGACGCGTTAAATGAATTTTACAGACAATTTCCCAGAACAGAATCTCACGCTTTTAGAGATGAAAGTAAATCTTCTTTATTTAATCTAACGAAAATATATCAACAAATAGACTATAATGATTCTTTAATAATGGAGCATCATGTTACTAGAGGTAGATTTTACTGGAAAGATGGGGTTAAAGACGGCGAGGTTGTTTGGACTCCTGACTCTAGGGGTAGATTTAAAGTTTCCTGGACTCCTAAAAAGGGATTAAATAATAATGTTTTTTTGAAAAACGGAGTATATTACCCTGGCAATGAACATATCGGGGCTTTAGGTTGTGATTCTTATGATATTTCAGGAACAGTCGGAGGTAGAGGTTCTAATGGAGCTTTACACGGTTTAACTAAATTTAATATGGACGACGCTCCTAGTAATGAGTTTTTTTTAGAGTACGTTGCTAGACCTCAAACTGCAGAGATATTTTTTGAAGAAGTTTTAATGGCTTGCATATTTTATGGGATGCCTATTTTGGTTGAGAATAATAAACCTCGATTATTGTATCATTTTAAAAACAGAGGGTATAGGGGTATGTGCATGAATAGACCTGACAAACATTATAATAAATTATCTAAAACAGAACGTGAGCTAGGAGGGATACCAAACACTTCCGAAGATGTTAAACAATCTCACGCTGCTGCTATAGAATCTTATATAGAAAAACACGTAGGTATAGATTTAGAGGCCACATATAGAGACCCTGATGAGATGGGGTCTATGTACTTTGCTAGGACATTAGAGGACTGGGCAAAATTTGATATTAATAATAGGACTAAATTTGATGCAAGTATAAGTTCAGGGTTAGCTATTATGGCTAATCAAAAAGGCGTCTACTTACCTGAACAAAAACAATCCAAAATAAGTCTTAACTTTGCAAGATATAATAATAAAGGATCTTTAAGCGAATTAATTAGATGAAGGAAGTTAACGTAAATATTTCATCTGTAGGGTTTCCAAGTCAATTTGTATCAGATGCTGAAAAGGCAACTGAAGAATTTGGATTACAGATAGGTCAAGCAATACAGTATGAATGGTTTAGAAAAGACTCAGGAGGCTGTAGATATTACAGTCAATGGAGAGATTTCAATAGATTAAGGCTTTACGCAAGAGGAGAGCAGTCTGTAGCTAAGTATAAAAATGAGTTAGCTGTAGATGGTGATTTATCTTATTTAAATTTAGACTGGACTCCTGTGCCTATTATTCCTAAGTTTGTAGATATAGTTGTCAACGGAATGTCTAGTAGACTTTTTAAAGTTAAAGCTTACGCTCAAGATGCTTTATCTCAATCTAAAAGAAGTAAGTATCAAGATATGATTCAAGGTCAAATGGCTGCAAAACCTGTTCTTGAGTCGGTTCAAAAAAACACAGGGTTTGATCCTTTTATTATGGATCCCGATGAATTGCCCGCAACTGACGAGGAGCTTTCATTGTATATGAATATTAATTATAAGCCCGCTATAGAAATAGCGGCTGAAGAAGCTATTGACACTATATTTGCTGAAAATCATTATAATGATATTCGCAAGCGCTTAGATTATGATCAGATGGTTTTAGGTATGAGTGTTGCTAAACATGAATTTTTACCTGGAGCTGGAGTGCAAGTGTCTTATGTTGATCCTGCAAATGTTGTGTATAGTTATACTGAAGACCCTACCTTTACTGATTGTTTTTATTGGGGAGAAATTAAAACAGTCCCAATGACTGAATTAAATAAAATTGATACCACTTTAACAAATGATGACTTAGAGAAAATATCTCAATACAGTCAGAGTTGGTACGATTATTATAACACTGCACAGTATCAAGAAAACGATATTTTTTATAGAGACAGCTGTACGTTGATGTATTTCAACTACAAGTCTACAAAAAAGATAGTATATAAAAAGAAAAAATTAGAAGGTGGAGCATCAAGAATGATAGAGAAGGATGATAGTTTTAATCCTCCGGAAGAAATGATTGATGAAGGAAACTTTGAAAAAATAGAAAAAACTATTGACGTTTGGTATGATGGCGTTATGGTTATGGGAACTAATATATTACTTAAGTGGGAATTAGCTGAGAATATGGTAAGACCTAAGTCTTCTTCTCAACACGCTATACCTAATTATGTTGCAAATGCCCCTAGAATGTATAAGGGTAATATTGAATCTTTAGTTAGGCGAATGATTCCTTTTGCTGATTTAATACAGATGACTCATTTAAAACTTCAACAGGTTATCGCTAAGGTAGTGCCTGATGGAGTCTATATAGATGCTGATGGACTTAATGAAGTTGATTTAGGTAATGGGGCTGCTTATAACCCAGAGGATGCTTTAAGGTTGTATTTTCAAACGGGTAGTGTAATAGGTAGAAGTTACACTCAAGAAGGAGATTATAATCAAGGTCGAGTACCTATACAACAGCTCACGTCCAATTCAGGCGCTTCTAAGACACAAATGTTATTATCTAACTATAACCACTACTTAGAGATGATTCGCGCTGTAACAGGCTTAAATGAAGCGAGAGACGGTTCTTCACCTAACTCTGATGCTTTGGTTGGTATTCAGAAGTTAGCAGCTTTAAGTTCTAACACAGCTACTAGACATATTCTAGACGGAAGTTTGTATATGTATAGAACTTTAGCTGAAGCTTTAACATATAGGGTGGCTGATATTTTAGAGTATGCTGACTTTAAAGATGACTTTATAAATAAAATAGGAAAATATAATGTAAATATTTTAGGTGAGATTTCTGATTTATATATTTATGACTTTGGAATATTTATAGAACTATCCCCAGATGAAGAGCAAACCGCTTTATTAGAACAAAACATTCAGATGGCGTTATCTAAAGGTGATATTAATTTAGAAGACGCTATAGATATTAGAGAAATAAGAAACTTAAAATTAGCTAATCAACTTTTAAAAGTTAAGCGAAAATCTAAGCAAGAAGCTGACGAGAAAAAAGCTATGCAGCAACAAGCAATGACAGCGCAACAACAATTAAAGTCACAAGAGATGGCTGGTCAAGTGGCAATGCAAAAAATTAATTTAGAGACGGAGGCTAAACTTAAGTATAAGCAAGCTGAAATACAACTTGAAATACAAAAAACTCAAGCAGAAGCTCAATTAAAATCTCAATTAATGGAGCAAGAGTTTAATTATAATCTTCAACTTCAAGGAATGACAGCGAATGCTTTAGCCGAAAGAGAGGAAGCTAGGGAAGATGCTAAAAAAGGTAGAATTAGTCAACAGAATACTGAACAGTCTAAATTAATAAATCAAAGAAAAAACAATTTACCACCATTAAGTTTTGAGTCAAACGAAGACTCATTAGATGGCTTTGATTTAGCGGAGTTCTCTCCAAGATAGCCAAATGTGTGTTTGTATTTTGCGTAAATTTGTAACTTAAATTAAATTAAATGGAAATAAAAGTAAGAGAAGTAACAGAAATTGAATCTAAATCATCTCAACAAGTTGAACAAGAGTTGCTTGAAAAACATGAAAGTCAATTTTCAAATGTTTCAAGTGATGATTCGGAAGCGAAAGTAGATTTAGAGAGTTCTGAACAAAAAGAGGAGGTCTTAGAAGAGTCTCCTGCAGAGATTAATGAGACTGAAATTGAATCTTCAAATGACTATGAGTTAAAAGAAGAAGACGTTCTTTCATATATAGGAAATAGATATGGTAAAGAAATTAATTCTATAGAAGAATTAATGGAGGCTAGAGAAGGGGCAGAAGAATTGCCTGAAGATGTAGCCGCTTATTTTAAATATAAAAAAGAAACAGGACGAGGAATTAGTGATTTTGTTAAATTACAACAAGATTACACTGAAATGAATCCTGATTCTTTGCTAAAAGAGTACTTAACGATTACCGAGGAAGGGTTAGATGCGGAGGATATTGAATCCATGATGGAAGATTATTCTTATGATGAAGACTTAGATGATGAATCGGTTATTAAGAAAACTAAAATAGCAAAGAAAAAAGCTATTGCTAAAGCGACTAGATACTTTAATGAGCAGCAGGAGTTATACAAACAACCACTTGAGTCAATTGGTCGTTCTAACGAAGCTGATGAAGAATTAAAATCGTATAGGCAATATTTAAGTACCGCTAAGACTCAACAAGAGGAAGCTAATCGTAAACGTGAATGGTTCGGCAAAAAAAGTGACGAAGTATTTGGTTCAGAATTTAAAGGTTTTAAATTCAAATTGAACAACGAAGACATTATGTTTTCTCCAGGGAACGCTTCTGAGTTAAAGAAGGCTCAAGAGACGCCTATGAATTTTGTAAATAAATACATAGACTCTAATGGACTTTTAAATGACGCAGAAGGATACCATAGGTCTTTAGCAATCGCAATGAATCCTGATAAATTTGCTCAGTTCTTTTTTGAACAAGGCAAGTCTCAGGCAACTGAAGATGTTATACGTAAGACAAAAAATATAAATATGTCAGAGCGAAGAACGCCAGAGGTTTCCACAAAGGGAGGAATGCAAATCAAATCTTTATCTCAACCATCGAGTAGAGGTTTAAAAATAAAAAGTATTAAAAGAACCTAAAAATTAAAAATTATGGCTGGATCGGTAAACACAACCCCGACATTTGCTCTAACTCCAAGTTCCGAAAGAACTCCGAGCACAGAGAATTACATCACTAACTTCGACTTTTTAAATCAGTATCTTCCGGATACTTATGAAAAAGAGTTTGAACGTTATGGAAACAGAACTATCTCTTCATTCCTACGTATGGTAGGCGCTGAGATGCCTACAAATTCTGACCTTATTAAATGGGCAGAACAAGGTAGATTACACACTAAATACACTCAGGTAGGAACTGCTGCTGTTATAAACGCAGACAACGCTACATTTCAAGTAAATGACGTTATCGACCCTACAACTGCAGCTCAAGTTGTACGAGTTGGACAAACAATTGCTGTTGTACAAAACAGTGGCGGCGGAATGAACAAGGCTGTTGTAACTGCTGTGAATAACGCAGGTGGTGGAGCTGGACAATTTACTGTTGCTTTTTACGAAGCAGGTGGATTAATTGCAGCTGGTACTGGAGTTGGAAATTCTGATGTTACTATCTTTATCTACGGTTCTGAATTTAGAAAAGGAACTGCTGGAATGGTTGGTTCTCTTGAATCTAATGACTTTATTTTTTCAAACAAGCCTATTATCTTAAAAGACACTTACACGGTATCTGGATCAGATATGGCTCAAATTGGATGGGTAGAAGTTACTACTGAAGATGGAGCAACTGGATACCTATGGTATTTGAAGTCTGAGCATGAAACAAGATTACGTTTTGACGACTATTTAGAGACTGCAATGATTGAAGCTGTACCTGCTGAATTAAATGGTGGTGCTGCTGCTGCATTAGGTAATGGAGCTGCTGCTGGAGCTCAAGGAGCTGGATCAGATGGAATTTTCTATTCTGTATCTCAACGTGGTAACATCTGGAATGGTGGAAACCCAACTACTTTAGCTGATTTTGATTCAATTATTTCTAGATTAGATAAGCAAGGCGCAATTGAAGAGAATGTTATTTTCCTTGATCGTCAATTTGGATTTGATATAGATGATATGTTAGCTGCACAAAACTCTTACGGAGCAGGTGGTACTTCATACGGTCTATTTGATAATGACGAAGAAATGGCGTTAAACTTAGGTTTCACAGGATTCCGTAGAGGTTATGACTTTTACAAGACTGACTGGAAATACCTAAACGACCCAACAATGCGTGGAGGTCTTCCAACTGGAGCTAATTCTGGACGTGTAAACGGACTACTTGTGCCAGCTGGATCAACTAGTGTTTATGACCAAATCCTTGGTAAAAATGCTAAACGACCTTTCTTACACGTACGTTACAGAGCTTCTGAAACAGAAGATAGACGTTACAAAACTTGGATTACTGGATCTGCCGGTGGCGCTGCTACTAGTGATATAGATAATATGCAAGTTAATTTCTTGTCAGAAAGAGCTGTTTGTACTTTAGGTGCTAACAACTTCTTCTTATTCCAAGAATAGTAGATTACCTTTAATAGGGGTGTAAAAGCCCCTATTATTTTTATAAATTTTAAATTAAATCTAAATTAAACATAATGAAAAATAATAAAGTATTTGTAGACAAGCAATATAAATTAGTAAGAGCTACACCACCCTTATCCCTAATACTAGCATCTAGACACACACAGAGATTCCCTTTACTACACTGGGATGAAAAAGAAGGCACAAATCGTCCTTTACGTTATGCTAGAAATCAAAAAACACCATTTCAAGACGAACAAGATAACAACGCTATTTTAGAGCCTATTGTTTTTGATGATGGATTTTTAAATGTTCCAAAAAATAATCAAGTGTTACAACAGTTTTTAGCTTTACACCCTTCTAATGGAAATCTTTTTGTTGAGGTTGATAAAGTAAAAGAAGCTGCGGAAGTAGTTGAAGATTTAAATTTAGAGGTTGATGCTTTAATTGAAGCTAGACAACTAGAATTACATCAAGTAGAAAATGTATCTAGAGTTTTATTTGGAAGTGATGTTTCTAAAATAAGTACAGCTGAATTACGTAGAGACATTTTAATTTTTGCAAAAACAGATCCTAAAGGATTCTTGACTTTACTTAAAGATCCAATGTTAAAGATGAACGCAACCGTTCAGTCTTTCTTTGATAAGAGTTTATTGACGTTAAGAAATAATAAAAAAGAAGTTTGGTTTAACACACCTTCAAATAAAAAGAAAATGCTTAATGTTCCTTATGGAGAAGAGCATATGTATATGGCGGCATCTTTTTTTCAATCAGATGAAGGAGTTGAATCTTATAAACATTTAAAAGAATTAGCAAAAAATCAATAGAAATTTTATAGGTTTAAATATTATCCATACATTTGAAGTATTGTTACTACAGCCAATAGATGAAAGCTTCGTGCCAATTCCATTGGCTTTTTTTTTGTACCTTTGTTCATTATTAACATCTAAAATTTATAACTGATGGCAAAATTATTAACAGTAAAAACAGCTTCAAACGGAAATTTAATGATTCCCGCAGAGAAGATTATTTTTTGTAATACTACCGGATCTCCCTTTACCAGTACTGCAATTTATTACAGTGGAGTAGAGGCAACTTTTGATGTAATCACTATAACTCATGCAGCAGATACTTCCAGTGGTAACAACATGGTAAATTATTTACAATCAAAATTTGTAGAAGTAGCGCAAAGCAAGTGGTCTGAAGGAGTACTCGATATAACTAACGATGCGCCTACAGTAATCTCTAACGTAACAATAGCTTAATTATGATAAAATATTTCAACCTTCCAGTAACCGGATTGAAACCGGTTTTAGTAAACGCAAGCGAGGCTTTGTTTATTAATCAAACATCAACTACAGAAACTCTTATAAATTATAACGGAACTTCTGCAAGTACAGATAGTATAAAGTTGACTCACGCTGCGGATTCAACCGAAGTGGCGATGCAGAATTTTTTAATAGAAGAATTGCAAAATATGCTCTCATCCTCTTATACTAATGTAGCTCCTCTTTTGACTCCCCCAATGGCTGTGAGCATTATTCAACTAGCTTAATATTAGCGAATAACTTAATTATCTAAAGAGAGGTCAATAAAAATTGACCTCTTTTTTTTTGCTTATCTTTGTTTAAAATAAGTAGCAATGATAAACTCTGTACGAAATACAGTTTTAGCGATTATAAATAAAAATAACTACGGGTATATATCTCCATCGGATTTTAACTTGTTT